CATATCCCCGATAATCGCGACATTCGCGGTGGTGCTGTAGCCAAAGTCCGGAGAGTAGCCGATGGCAAACGACCGGAATCCCGTCTTAAGTTCCCGATGCACGCCGTCGATAGACGCGGTGAAGTTCGGGTCGTCAATCGCCGCTACGTCTCCCCCGTGGAAGCTGTCTACAAGGAATCCGTTCTTGAATCGCTCGTTTCCTTCACCGTCTTCTTCCGACTGATCCCGCGTGATGGTTTCCAGAGAGTTGAGCGCGGTGTAGTATTCCAGGTGCGCGACACGATCCTCCACCTTGGAAATGTCATTCATCGTGAACCGCTTGTAGTCGTATGACGTGAGGAGCACCGAGGTCGGCACACCATTTCCATCGACGAGTGTGTAGGGCGGAACGATGAGCTTGAATAGCGGAAGGTCACCTGTATCATCCTTTGGGGGCTGTGGCTTGACCGCATCCTGGCCCTCATTGATCGTGAACTGTCCGTCATAGCACAGGTTTACTACGTCGATACGTCCCATGTAGAACTGGTAATCTCCAATCCACTGGTCGTCAGACGACGGGACGAGATACGATTCGGATGTTGCGGTGACGTAAGTGTCCTCCCCAAACCCGTTTCCATAACGTGCTGATGCGGTGTTGGCGTCAAACACGGTGTTCGCTTCCACGATGATGTCTTCATGTGAGCGTTCCGGACGGAAATCGAGCACGTCGCGAAGTGATACGACGGTACCGGTGGTGGGTGACGTATAGGACGGGATTTCGTCATACGTCAATCCCTGGTAGCTGTCAACCGTCGCGAATCCCCGACCACTTGGCTGGAGCCAGTCAAAGACAAACAGGAGTCGTCCCGTCGGCTTGATAACAAGGCTGGCACCCTTCTGCACCACAGCCCGACCATACTCGTAGGTGTTATCTCGTTGTCCTGTATCCAACGCGAAGTATTCCGTTACGTCGGTTCCGTCGGTGTTGCTGGAGAATGTCGCCGCGCCGTCTGCTTTGTAGAGGACGAGCTTGAGCGCCGTTACGTCCGGCACCATGAGGGAGTATCCGAATCCCGGTGAGGTATTCGGGAGCGTGTATTCCACTTGTCCCTTGTGGATTGCGTTTGCGCTGGACGTGTAGATACCGTCAGTGTTGCCGGAGATAAGCGTCTTCTGCCGCACCGCCATTCCACTGACTGTTGCGCGACAGAATCCCCGGAAAATCCGGACTCCACCAATTGTCGCGCCGTGGTGATACGTGAATGAGATGTCGTGCTGTGCACCGTTCTTGACTACAGAAACGTCACTAATGTAACGTTCCGACGATGACTGGTCAGAGAACTGCACGATGCTTCCCGAGCCCACGTCATCGGCGGTCTCGTCGTAAATGACGAGATACCGTTGACATGTATCCGCGTCAAGTGTTCCTGTCGGAAGGAGGAATGCCGAACCAACGAGGCTGATAGTGACGTTGGTGTTTGACGCTCCAGAGGTCGGATTCTGCGTTGCGTTATTGTTCGTCGGAATCCACGATTCGTAGGTGGACGTGTTCGTAGACAGTGTGTTAGCGACCACCCACTTGTTGCCGACCTCGTAGATGAGCGAGTTCTTGCTGGTGCCCTCTACAACCGTGAAGCGGTTCGGTGCGACTCCAACCTTTGCTCCTACGGGGTCAACATCCGCCTGGAAAATGAACCCATTTGAGTAGGGTGCGCCAATCGTTGCGGCCGCGGAGTATTCCGCGAACGAATCGATGTCCTTGGTCTGATAGAGAATGCGATAGACAGTGTTAGGATTCGGAGCACTTGGGAGCGGTTCACGAATTCCCACGTTCGCGTGCGTAGCATTCTGGACAGTATAGGTATTGACGGTGAACGTTCCACGCACCGGCGACCCGCTCCCACCAAACACGATGGTGGCTCCGACGATGGCGCCGTCTACACCCGGAATTCCGTTTGCAAACGCAATCGGGCACCATGACATACCGTTGGTGTCCGTCCCGCCCTGTCCCGTGTTCCCCGTGACGCTATCAAACTGCACATCATAGAAGAATAGCTTGTAGACGGAGTTGTTTGCCAGATTTTCCACGAGCAACGGCACGTCGTCCGTTTCTAGCATCCGGGTCTTGCAGGTTCCGATTTTGCTCCACGCATACACGGCTGCGTTTGCGACCGCGATGTTCGCAATCGGGCAAGAATGGAGGTCCACAACAGACGTGTCCGAGAAGTAGTTCGCAGGGGTCTCTGCGGCGACACGCACGGTTCGCACGAAGTTTCCCACCTGAAGTGCGATACTCTGTGAGTTTACATTCTGTGTGACCCGTCCTTTACGGAGGGACAGGTTGGTGGGTTCCGTCTTGGCGACTTCCCATCCCTGCACGTAGGCTTTTCCTGGCCCCACAGTGAGACGGAAGTGCTCCTCGGAATCTGGGTCGTAGTCCACGATGGGCGCGAACTTGGAAATCATGTAGTTGCCGGACTCGTCGTATGTCCGACGAGCAAGCATTTCGAGGAGTTCCGACCACTTGACGAACCGCTCCGACACGTTCTTGGTATACTGGATGACGCCGTTGATGACCTTAGCCAACTGAATGAAGTTGGCCGGTGGCTCAACGTCCAGTCCGTAACTCGCGAGCACGAGACGAAGACGGAACCGATGAGCACCCGGAGCGTTCTGGTTTGCGGGGTCGAGGAGTGTGTCCCCTACAATGTCATCTAGCTCGTCCAGCACCTCTTCGTTGACGAGAATGCCAACTACCGCATTTGGCTTGTTCGTATCCAGCGCAAGCGTAATGGTTTGTGGACGGAACCGAACGAGGAATCCAGAGATGAAGAATACCCCCTCATCCACGCTGAATACGGATGCGTTGTTGAATACACCAGACGAGTCGTTCGCGAATGCGGTGTTCTCGGTGCTCCCGATGACGGACACCGCATCGCCAGGAAGGAACTCGTCCGCAGCCTCGTATTTGAACACGAGGTAGTTGTCGGGATAACCCTCATCAATAGCCGCATACTGACGCACTGCAGCATTTGCTACGTCGTTTGTGATGACAGTTCCGACGTTGAGGTCCCGGTCAAAGAACGCCGCAACGTTCGCGGTGGGAACGACCTTCCCGCTGATGACGCCATTGTTGATCGCCATTTGGGCACCGTAGATGGGCTGCCCATGCTTGAAGTTCGCTGTCCCGAGCTTCTCGATCTGTGCTTGCAAGATCGTCTGAAGTTGGGTAAGTTCCCGTGACTGAACCGCATACCGCGGACGGAACAGAATACGATGAAAGTCAAACTCCTGACCCCGAAACAGCGTTGGGTCAGTTGTCGCCGGCTCGTAATAGTCGTCGTAGTATTGCGTCCGGAGAATGCGTGTTGTGCTATTTGATAGGGCCATAGGTGTGTCTTATCCAAACGGTAATACGATCTTGAGGTCCTGCGTTTCTCCGGGCCCCCGTGTTACCGGAATTCGCTGATTAGCGTAAACGACGTGCCCCGAATACGGGAGGAGTTCCGGTCCGGATATGCCGTCGTCCACCGTGGACTGTAAGCTGCCCCCAACCTGCAACACATCACCCGCAGAAAACGGTGTAGTCAGCCCCCGCGTATTCACGTTGACCAAACGAATCGTGAGTCCGGAGTCAATCTGGTCAACGAGGATTCCGCTCGGGCTCGGCGTCTTGTCCGTATTTATGATGAGATCGTCAGGAGCATACGTGGACGCGCCCGTGACGAGCGGAATGTCCCAAGTCTGCTTGTAGACTGTATCCGTCGCGAGGTCCCCGTTTGCAAGCAAAGGATTTACCAGGAGACCAATCTGCCGGAAATTGTTGTCTACGGTGAGCTTTCCCGACTCGTCGTCACTAAACTGGACCACGCACATCAAGTGCTTCGCCTGCAGCTCAAAGATAGGGTCATATCCGTGACTCGGGAACGGGGGAATGATCGCTCGGGCAGTCGCCTGCGCGATATTTCCGGACTGATACACGTTGATTGACGCGACGTTAGTGTATCCCAACCCACCCGTCGCAAGCGACAAGCTCGTAATCGTACCCCCGACAATCCCCACACCCGCACTCAGGATTGTCGCGTCCTTTCCGTCTCCATCAATCGTGACGGTCGTGGTTGCGTCCGCGTTGTAGCGAGCGCCCTCATACTCAATCACAACCGGCACTTCTGGAGGTAGCTGTCCGGAGAGTGTTTCCGCAGCAGCCTGAATGGATGAGTTCGCGTAAACCGGCATCCATGAGAGAGACAGGAAGCGATTATTGACGGAATCCAAGCTGTAGAGATACTTCCATACGTATCCATCCGCGTAGACCTGTCCCTCGGTGTCCGTTCCCGTGGGCGCTTCCGTGCTTTCTCCGCCATTGTTGTTCCAGAGACACTTGTAAATCTGATACGTTGTGCCCCCGTCCAGCACCATCGCGTAGAACGGCTGACCGGTCAAATCTACCGAATCATCATACTGCGTGTAAACTGTGCCGGAAGTCCAGTCCACACGGGGAACGACGTGGCAAACATTGGCAGATGCGACTCGCTTGGCAGCCAGCATGTTCCGCCAATAGTCAAATCCCGTCACCTGAGGGGTGTCCTCGGGGGTCGGTGGGTCTACTTCCGTCTCCCACGGGGACGGATACCCCACAAAGAGGTAGAGATTGATGGTGTTTGCGACAGCGAGCATGGACTCGTAGGCGTTCTGAGACACACTTCCGTTTGCGCGAAGTGCGTCGAGACGCTCTGACCACGCGATTCGTCCCTTGAATTCCGTCGCGAGAGTCGTGTGATAATTTTGAGTGAGGATGCTTGGCATAACAGAACCTATTTAGAGTGCTGACACCGACGGATTCACGATTGCGGTGGAATTGATTTTCAAGTTGGAATGATCATCTCACTCCATGCGAGTTGTCCCTTTACACCGGCGACAGGTGCGAATTCTGCTCCCGCGTCCGCAACTCCAAACCACGGACCTCCCCAATCCATTGGCTTATTGTTCGCATCCGTCGTGAAGCTCACCGGACCAATCTCCCGGTCTGTGTATTCAAACGCTCCGTAAATCAACGTTGACGGAGCAAATATCTGCGACGATGTTTGAATAGGAAAGAGAATGTGCTGGTGATACTGAAGACCCCCATAAACGACCCCGTGATACTCGTCGCACATTTTCAACCAAGTGGCACCGGCAGTGTTGGTGCTCCAGTATTCCGCGGTACTGATTGACGGTTGCTCGCAGATCAACGCATTGTCATTTTCTGCCCAAATTCCCGTGATATTATAGAGCGCTCCCCGCCGTCGAACCAACGACCAGTAGTTCGATGACGTCGATGTTAGCACTTCTCCACCCCGTTTCGGGCCCACAATCCCCGCATACCAACGAGTGCTATCTTTGGTACCTACAAGCGTGGAGATGTGGCCGGCGCTCTTATAGTCAATGTAAGATGTTTGCCACGCATCTCCCTTTGAAGCGTCGTTCGGAAGGACCAGGATTTTCGGGTTGCTGTCCTTGTCCGCGCCACCAACAAAGACGTTGTTTCCGCACGCAAGAATGCACCGAGGGTAGAAATCTTCAACATTTGAAGGTGCGTTGGGTTGACCCACCAAACGACAGAGGGGTTTCCCAATCATGGTGATATCGCCTGTGCTCCATTCCACACGCCAGACAACAAAGGGGTCGGACGTACCGTAGACGCCCGAAACTAACGTATACTGCGAAAGAATATAGACTCCAAGGTCGTCACTTGACCAGTCAAAGAACCATGGGAATTGTCCGTTGTTTGCCCAATAGAATGTTTGTCCTTCCCATACTACGCTGTCGGGAAACCCCCACTGGTGCTGGTCCACGTCCCCCTTCCATGCGCGAATTGTATTGCTATACCAATGCACGTTGGGAGTCGGGTCGTCTACCCAATAACCAGGAACGAGCGGATGATAGTAAACAACCAACGTCGGAGTCGACGTTAGGCTAGCAGTTGTTGTGATAGATAACGAGTAATCGAGGGAACTATAGCTCGGCGCTCCCGATTTTACGTAATGATATCCAGAAGAATAGGATGAGATGGTCGACCGCATATACGACGTTCGCAATTGGTCTAACGTCACCTGACGGTAAATGAGTTCCGCATTACCGGATGCTGTCATGGCGCCATCCGGTTCATAGTCCCCACTATTTGCAAACTTCAAGTAACAGATGGAGCTACCGTTTGGTAAAAGCAATTCTCCGTATACTTCGGCCCCTGCTCCTGCTTGAGCAACATAACCGTTGGAGAGAGTATAGGTACTTCCCGGTGGAATGCTTACGTTGTAAGTAAGTGATCCATTTGACGAAGCTGTAGACGAATACGTTGTCTCCCACGACCCCGATGCCGTCCAAGCATAGTCAATACAAAGCCCCTCCAAACCTTCCGGAACAATCAGCCCTCCATAAACAGTAGGCCAAGCACCTCCATCAATGAAAAACAAGTATGATTGACCCGGATCGATGCCACCAGATGACGAACCACTCGTCTCTTCGTAGGTCTGCGATGCATTCCATCCACCCGAAAACGTGTTTGAATAGGTACCGTTTCCCGATGTTCCAAAGGTCGCATTCGTATCGCTGCTTAGGCCTATCGTAGTTGATAAAATACTGTTCGTGTTGTAGGACTCAGGAACCCATACTTGCGCCGGGGGCGCGTAAGGATAGTAAACGACACCGTTGCGAGAGAGCGGTTTGACTCCGGAGTGCTGAGCATCCCTCGGAACATTTGTCTTTCTAACAGCGAGTGGCACGGCATTCGCGCATTCAACTTCCGGTTCTGGGTCGTCGTCCTGCATGGGGTTGATAAGCCCCAATTGCACGCTGTTCCAGACCGGGACGTAACTTCCGCCGGTCGTATTGATGTAAGCGGTGGAGTTGCAAAGGGTGAGCGTTTTGTTGACGATATCAAACGACCACACAAGGTATTGCCGATGCCCCTCATCTGTGATAGCACCGTACCAAGGTTCAGCGACAATCACACGATTATTGACGAGCATACCGCTCGCGGGGTTGACGCCCCCATACGACGACGCACCCTGCGATTCTGTTGCAGGAGTTCCGACTACCTCCCACGTTACGCCTCCGTCCTCTGTGTATTGCCACGTTCGGGTGATTTCGCCACCAAAAGTGTTTTGGTCATAGACGCGGATAAGGCATTGTGTATTTGGACCAGCCCACACAAAGTCAAACCCACTAAGAGAGTTGTTTCCGATGGTCGCTTTGTAAGACCACGAACCCCCCGTTCCAATTTTCGTATAAAGTCGCGGTCCGTAACCTCCATTAATAACTGTATTAGCATCATGAGCAGCAGTAAGCTGCAACCAAAGTCGGTCGCCTTCTCCACCATTGTATGTGATGAGAGATGCTGTTTGATATTGTTTAGAGTGATAATCTCCGTTTGCAGCGTAGATTGCGGGGATGAGCGCGTTCGGTATCGATTCGACCCAGTATATTGCCGATCCCCGCGATGCAATAAGCACACCATCAACTACTGGATGTCCGTTCTCAAGATATGTTCGGCGGGTTCCTGTTGAAATGGGAACGTAAACAAGGCCACTCATGACTCCTAGACCGGTGCCGGGAAATGGCGTATTAACGAACGCCCCCGGAGTGGGACCCATCGACCCAACTTCATAAGGTGGTTGGTCCGGATTCGCCGTGTCTACGCTCCAGATCGTGAAGTATTTGTAGAGGTCAGATTGTAGCCAGTCAAGGCCTCCATTAAAGGACATACAGCAATAGATGTATCGTCCATCGTGCTGTAAGCCTCCAATGTCTCCCCAATCGGACCGATTTGGAAACCACGTATGCCATGTCGTAATAGGTACGTTCGCTTGCGCTTGGTGAGAAACAACTGATGGTCCACCGTCGTATGTGGAGTCCACACTTTCAACATCGTCTCCCGCTGTGATGGTATAGTTGATTCGATCAATGCTGCAAGCCTGTCGCGCACACCCATAGTGCCCAAACCAGGTGCTCATTAAATTCCAGAGATCAAAATATGGAGCAGCGTTTGCAATCCATTCCGGTGGGTATTTTCCTCGATACCACGTCACGCCGTTATCGTCGGATACGTAAAGCGCGTGATCTCCGCCATCATAATAGAACGTCTCTTGATCATTGTAGTCGGAAATGACGACAAGAGACCCAGAATGAGTAGTGATGTCGTCTGCATTGTCGTCTTCCGTTTCCTTACGCACACCTGTAACAATAAGTGCCAGTTCATTAAGCGTAAAGTCAATAGAAGTGCGTGTCACCAACGTTATGCGAGTGGTATCTGATGGTCCTGTACCCGGGCCGTTCCAGCTACCTTCTTCATACGTTGATGAGACTATCCGATAGCCATATGTGTTAACTTCAACAAATAGATTGAGATTCCGACCTGTATGATAGCCAGGTCCAAACTGAATCGTTGTAAGTCCGTTTGGTGTAAGAACCGTTGCTCCAGCATCTCCTAGCGGTCCATGCCCATTCGGATAGAAGACAAACTCCCATACGAGATCAGATTCAATTGTCGTCGTATAGGACACAAGAGTGACGTTGCTCGGGCTAACACGCTCAACAAGATACGTTGTCGTTATAAGAGATGAATTCGTTACTCCCAAGTTGATCTGTGCTTGCAAGACCGACATTGTTGGAAACGAAACAGAAACAGTGGCTTTGATGGACCCACGCGAAACAAAACCAGAAAATTCGTCAAACCCCACCTGGCTCGAAAACGTGTGTTGGCATGAGCGGGGGATAAAATCCGTATCTGGTTGGTTCAAATAGAACCCTCCAAGATAATCCGGAATTGGAGTAAGATCACTCCATTCTCCAAGCCACCCGGAATCCATGTTGAAGAAGTAAGAGCTAGGTGTTGCAGTAATCGTTTCCATACCGATTCACTTATGATTCAATCACAATCACATCTTCTGGAGTGAGCGCGAATGTGTCCGGAGTTGTGATAAGCACAAACTCCCCGATGAGCTTGAATCCTGCGGGGTGGAGAATCTTCTTGAAGATGAGCTTCCAGCGGTCAAAGGACTCCGCCACGCGCACCACATAGGTATGATCGTTGTAGTAGGATTCGTCCTGTAGGAACTTGTCGGCGCTCAAGAATCCCTTTGTCGTGCGATACGTTCCCGCCTTTGTCGTCAGCGCCCCGATGTTTGCAGTGAGCACCGCATCGTCGGGGTCCCCGGAGTCGTCGGAATGAATTGCGGTGACGAGAATATCCCCTGGTTCCACGTAATAGACACCAGGAGACGTGACGCCCACCTGCGTGATCTGTCCTGCGGGCTGGATGGCAGTCAAATTGGCAGCCCGGAAGATGCCCACCGTGCCGTTTGAAAGTTGGAACGACGCTGCGTATGTCTTTGGAAGCTGTGCTTCCGCGAATGCCAAGACCGCCGCGGTCAAAGGACGGGGAATTTCCAAGTTGACAAGGCCAATGCGCCCCGCTGTTGGAGCCTTTTGAAGCACAAACTCTGCCCAACCAGCCTGTCCTGCGGTAGGAAAAAACGGAATGGTGACCCAGACCTGTCCGATTTGCCCACCCGTCGCGACGTTAGAGGTCTTAAGTTCTGCTACGGCAACCGCGCCCGCCGTTGCCACGTTCGGCGTTTCGATTTCCGTAAACGCAAGTTGTCCTGCTGTCGCGATGTCCGCTACCTGAAGCTCCGCCCAACTGATGTCACCGGTGTGACCATGAGGTAGCTCAAACTCCGCAAACGACAGTTCACCCCTGATCGCGTATGGGAGTTCAAGATATGCTTGACCTATCTGTCCGCCAGTTGGGTCTGCCATAGCGTCCCTTTCACCGTCGGAACGTTACGGCTTATTGAATTCAAACCGTAGGAACAGATTCGCGTATTGAGTGATGCTCCCTGCGGCCGTGTTGCTCAACGTGATGTTGCTGTCCGTCCAGCTTGCAGAGATGTTCGTGAACGTCTGGTTGACGATATGCGTCCCCTTTGACCCCTCGTTCACGTAGTCCTGCCAAAGCTCAACGAGCAGGTCAATCGTTTCCGCGTTGACCGCTACGTCCTTCTTATAGCGAATGTTGATGATGTGCCCTGTGTCTACGAGCGGATCGTCCACTGCGGTCAGCTTGGTCACATACACATTCGCCGCTGGGTTCTTTGCGGAAATGATGTAATCCGAGTCGTTGGCACTTGCCTCATCGATACTCTGATAGAGGTTTGTCGCAGCATTGGCCTCGGTCACGAAACTCACATTGTTCGTGTCGGCTGATGGTCGTGCATACTGTGGCATGAAGGTCTCCTAAAGATAGAAATCCCTATTACTTATGGGTCATAGTAGTAGATGGCTTGTGCGCGTGCGGACACGCTATCGACGGTAACGACTGGTGGTGTGAGGTATCCCGAACCTGGCGAAATGAACGCGATACGACGAATCTTTCCGTAGTTAGTTTGCGCTTGAAGCGTCACACTCCGGACAACTCCTGTAGGCACAATCGACCAGGTTTCTCCGGAGCCGTTACTGGTCGGCTTCGTCCAAAGCGTGAGGAATGAACTGTTTGTAATGGACTTGACAACGAACTCCTCGGCAATACCACCCAGATAGATGAACGATCCGGGCTGAAGCACCTCTGTAAAGTTCGTACCAAATCCCGAGACATTCGCGCTTCCGTTTGCGAACGTCACCTCTCCGATGCCGGTCGTGTAAGGACCGTCGCACTTGACGGTCTGCCCGATGATGAATGATGCGGTAGTGTTAGTAACGTAAAGTCGGTTACGGTTCAGTCCCATCGTGACATTGGCGCTTACAATCAGTCCCTTATAGACCGCGTTGCTGGCAGTTGTCGCGAGGTCTGTCGGGGAGGTGAGCGCAAAGACGTTTGCTAGATTCGCGCAGAATGTATCATGACTCGTCATGTCCAGCACGATCATCGTATTGCACAGCGTCACGTTCGCGCTGTTTCCGCTCCAATCCCCAAAGCACCAGGGGTGCATAAACGGAACGCTCCCGATAGACGCAAACACATAGTCCAGCGTCGTTTCGGAGTTCCACGTCGGTTGTCCGGCAACAGAGTAGTCCGCATCATTGAATGCAATCGTGTTGTTCACAAACTCCGTGATCGCCAAGTCCTGTGGAATGTAGTTGTGGTCCTCTTGCGCGATGTAGACGCGCTCGTTCGCGACTTGCTGTTCGGTGAGGATGTAGCCGTCCTCACCGTCCAAGTTGATGTTACCATACACCACTTCACTGACGTAAGCTTCCGCGTTCGCTCCCGTGGAGCTAATGAACACAACGGGATCGCCGACTACGTAGCCATCTCCCCCAAAGTCCACGCGCACAGAGCTAATCGGACCATCAGAGACGGACGTGACGACACCCGCAGCGCCGTAGCCTTCTCCCAACCCTGGTCCCTCGGAGAACGTCACGATGTCGCCAACAGCGTATTGCTCACCTCCGCTGAGAACGTTAACACCTGTGACGACAGGAAGAATGGTTGTGTGAATGACGGGTTCGCTGTCGAGGTTCCACACGTCTTGGTCGGGCGCAAACGTCCCAACAATAGAGCTACGTTTGAGAACTAGTTCGTTGACGAAGAGGTATTGCCCGTAGGCTTGCCCGAGAACCGTTGTCCGGATTCTGTCAACTTGTGCCATTCCCGTAGCCGTCTTGATCTGCTGACCAAGGTAGCTAGATTCAAGTTGCTCATTTTCGTATCCGTTTGTTGGGGCCCCGACCTTGATGGTGGTCTCTTCAAGCCAAGTTCCGTCACTGGCTTTGAGGATGTCCTCACGAGGATAGTATATCGCGGCTGGTTCGTTGAAGAGGACTCGGAAGAACCAGACGACGGTATCTTCCACACTCTTATGGGTGTAGAGATATCGGAGTGTGTCAACGAATCGCTGTGCGCTGATGAATGTTCGCCGCGGGAAGTTCTTGGCGAACATCCGAAGAAAGTGCGGAGCGAAGTCATCCAACGTCGTATCAATGTCCCGATACTCCAGAAACTTACGCATCTCATAGGCAGTTCCCCCGAGCACATCCGTCGTCAGGATTTGGTTGTTGACCAGTGCGCCGTATTCGCTGCTGATGGTCTCTGTTCTGAACGTTCGCTCCTGTTCCAAATACAGCAGGAACAGCTTTACGAAGTCCACGAACATTGGATACTCTGCCCGGGCAAACTCCGGAATCGCCGTCTCTATGAGGTTGTAAAGGTCCTCACCCTCTTGATAGCGTCTCATAGGTTATGGGAGAATCCCACCCGCAAAGAAGTCCTGTTGATCCTCTAGTGTAGCCGTCAAGTCGTTCAAGAGCTGCACCTGAATATCTGTATCGTCCAGCGTGAACAATTGGTTCAACGTCGGCGTAAAGTCAAACGCGGCTGGCACGACCTCAATCCGCACATCAAGCTCCCCGTTCTCAATCGCCAGAGGAGCGAAATTGTTCAGGATGACAAGTCCAGTGTCTACATCTACTGTCCCGATGCTCCCGGTAATTGTCGCAATCTCTCCCGCGTTCGTGCGGTGCGCGACGTAGATGATACCAAGCTGTTCATAGAGGAAACAGTTAGGTACCGTCTGGCCACCCACGTCCGCGGTGTAGTCAAAGCGATGCGACAGCGCCTCCAGAATGACGGACTCCGCACCGGTGCGACGGATAGGTGCACCGAACTTGAGCGTGAACTGGTTAGACACTCCGAGTTCTGGATAGATGCGCTTCTCCAGGTCTACGCGAGTCAAACTACTCACAATCGCTTCATCTGTATCGTCAATGACGCGAGTAAACTTGGAGAACCGGAACGATGTATCAAACTTCTCTATATGCTCCTCGGCATACGCAGATACGCTATCCTTGACCGCTTGCTCCAATTGAATCTTCGTGCGCGTTGTCTGGCGGGGGTCGTAGCGAACAGACGTGATGACACGCATATACACGTAGTCCGGGTCAATGACGCTTGGGAGCACCCCGATAACCGTATGTGGCTTGATGATGTCGTTCTCAATGAACGCACGGATCGTGTCCGTGAACTTCATCCCCACCTTGGGTTTGAGCACGATGTAGACGTGTCCGAACTGTGGACGGTTGAGGGGGTCTAGCGGGTTCCCCTCTTCGCCCCCGAAGACGTTGATCGCAGCAATGTGCTCACCGTATTCTTGGAGGATAATGGCTTTATAGTCCTCTGCGGTAACGCAGCGGTTTTGGGCTTGGTAGACAAGCGGGGCCATGAAGCGTGCGTTGTCGAGCGTCTCGGCATCTGTTCCCCCAAGGCTGGGTTCCGTGTTCGAATCCGCATACGTCGCGCCCCGCGAGAACCCCGTAATGTTTGCGTCCCCGATAGTGAACGGGCCCCGAACGTTGTTGCCCCCGGTACCCTTGCTGATGAAATACTCCGCTACGATGACGTTTCCTACGTCCAAGGCAGCACCGATCACGTCATTTCCGAACTTGAGTTCCGGATAGCCATCGTAGCTCTCCTGCACGAAGAACACCGCATCATTTGGTCCAATCGTCAAGTAATTCGTTGCGCGGTTAAATGTCGTATAGACGTTGCTGTTTTCCGTTTCCTGCACTGTCACGCGAATCGTACCATAGTCAATGTTTGCGTTTGGAATGACGAATCGTTGCGTGGGGTCCGTCGTCACGACAAACCGGTATTCTAATGGAGTGCCCTCAACGAGCAACACGTTTTGGTTCTCGTAGTAACCGGACTCTGTGTTTGCGGTCAGAATCTCATCGTCAGGATTGTGAAACACAATATCGCTGTTGGCAGACAACGTGAACTGCGTCAAACGCGGGAGCATCACGGTTGAAGCATCCGTGTTCTCCAGTTGAATGGCAACGTTTGCATAGAGACGAGCGGATTTGGTCCCCGAAATCTCATACCCGAGCATCCGCGCATGAGACGCGACAGAACTCCGTAGCTGCGCGGTGTCGAGGAATGATTCGTTCACCGCCGCGGACAGATAGTAGTTCTGGTAGAAAATGACATACGCCAGCACGCGAGAGAGGAGTCGAAGACCGCTACCCGCAAAGTCGTAGTCCGTGAACTCCGGGTCTGTTTTCATGAACGCGACTAGATTCTCCAGAATCACATCATAGTCGAGTTCAGCGATGTTGATTTGAGTTGGTGTTGGCATGAATCTCTCTTATCTGATGCGCTTCAAAAAGACACTGAACGTCGCGGATTGTGCCGTGCTGATGATCTCAATCTCCAAGTCAATCCTGTAAGCGTTGTTCTCTTCGTCCGGAATAGCCACCAGTGTGATGACTCGCGCTCTCGGTTCATACGTATCGATCACTGTCCGAAGCTCCGTCTCAATCATACTTGTCGTGATCGCGTCAATCGGCTCAAAAAGAAGTCGCTTGAGGCTGGTCGCGAACGATGGGAAAAACGGCACTTCTCCAGCGTGCGTAGACAGAAGCACCTTGATAGCACGGATAACCGCGGCCGCACCCGTTAGCGCCACGATGTCGTTGGTGACGGGGTTCATCGCCATCGACAACGAGATGTCCTTATACTCCCGAACGTTCTGAAAGACAACATCTGCCATACTAGTATTTAGCTCGTCTTCGTAGGATCTATCGTAATGGACCGCCATTCGGTCGTAAACTCATCTCCAGGGTCAATTGGCGCCTTCCAGCGGGAGGTTGTCACGATGTTTGACGAATTGGCTGTGCGGGGCGCCGGCGTCCACTGCGGAACAAACACTCCACGGGGGCCAAGAATCTGGTAAAGGAGTCCGTTGGAATAGCCTACCCATTGACCGGATAGGTTGTAGCCCCCGGCATTGAATCCTGGCCAGCCCCCGGCGTTCCCCCGTTCACCCCGGTAGTTGATGAAGAAATCCTCTTGGTCGTCCGCAAGCTGCACGCCCCGCGAGTTAACCGGCGTCACCGTGAGTCCAACGCCCTCTCCCCGGAGTTGCCACACCACGCGAATGAGAATCTGAAACGCTTTTTCCTCGTCTGTCAACCCCTGAATGTAGGGGTTCATAACATCAGCAATACGCTGAATCACATCCACATACTCTGGTCTGGGCTTATTGACAACGACCTCCGAGGTCATGTCCGTCACTTCATCTGTTACAATCGTCTGTTTGCTCCCGCGAGAGTCCCGCGCCTGAATAGCTGTCATGCTATCCAAAATCATCTTGTCCACCTCGGACCGAGCACGATTGATTGCCGCGGCCTCTTCCCCCGTGTAGTCCTCAATCATCCCGAGTCCTTCGTGGAACTGATCCGCGTAGTCCTTCGTGAGCACTTCTCCGCGCAGGGACGTGGGCGAGAACGATACGTGAATCCACGGCTTTCCGTCGCCCGCCTTCGTGTAGTTCAGAATGAGTTGGTCAAACGCGAGGTTGTCCCGCATCCACGACGCGCATTCATACAGAAGCGCATCGTCCTGGTTCTTGATTTGGATATCCACCGCCTCACCAAGCTCATGCTGTCCGACGCCAGAGTTTCCTTGCCGAAATCCACTCTTGATAAGAATATGCGGATACTGCGCCTTCAGGGGCTCAAGAATGTTCGTCGCAAGCAACGTCAAGCGATACGCAATCTCGTCTTCGAGGAGCCCGTTCTGTGCGGTAATAACGGACTTGGGATTGAGGGGCGCGGCCGCCGCGGTGGACCCTCCCGTGAGGAACACGCGCTTCTCAACGTCCGCAATGTTCTTAAAGTTCCCACCAGACCCAACGTTCGGAAGCTGGAGTCGGGGCACGGTTACGTCAATCTCCGTAATGATGAGTCCCGCTGGGCTGTCAAACTCATCCGTGGCATACGCGATGCGTATCTTATTCTGCCAGGCAATCGCGTCCATGTAGAACACTTGCCCGACGGCATTCAAACGATAACCAAGTAACGAGTCGTAAGGATGTGCGACGATGCCGATGCCGCATTCATAGACAATCCACTCTTCTTCCTTGATGACGACACGCTTGGGACGGTGAACTTTTCCGACTTGGCCAACGGGTACACGAGCGTTGAGAGCCCTGATCTCTCCGTCCACCGTCCACATCGCGGACGTGGGTCCGAGCACCCTAAAACCCGCCATAGCCTCTCTAGGACCGTCTGTAATTCGTCCGTCCGTCGCGTAGAGACGACATCCGAGTCCGTCTGAATATACCGGCGTAATGGCAATCGTGCCGTCGCTTCCAACTCCCCGGAGTCCGGCATAACTGTCGGCAATGTCACCGAACAAGCCTGTTATGCCGTCCCCAAGCCATCCGCACCACCGACTACCACCAGCTTCAAGAACGCCGGCACCATGATTGGCGAGCACTTCTTTCTTACCGGTAACCAGATTGGTAGACTCTACACGCACTTCGTTGGGGTCCAGTGGGTCTAGCACGTTCCCCGTCACATAGATCACGGTGTCATCGTCTAACCACTTTGCGAGACCACCATAACCCGCGACCGTGATATTTCCATCAACAACGCAAGAGGAGCGGGCTGCTCCCTGCACAACTCGTCCGGTATTAGGGTTTAGGATGGCCATGGTAACATTCCACTTTCCGGAATTGTCTTTGATCTCACTTCGTATCCCACTCCAATTGCTTGTGTCGGGAGACCCCCGCTCACACCACCACTTCCGAGCACACCCTGCACTGTGAGCGGTGTATTGTTTGCGGTGAGTGGGCCCGCCTGTCCTTCGTCCCGTCCAAGTTCCACTGCTGCATCCAGTGGCGTCTTCTTAACGGATACGATGTCGGAAGCGTGCTCCGTATCCACGAGATCCGCAAACGTGAATGACGTATCCCCGAGTGTCTGTGTGGCAGTATAGTTGAACTTTCCCGCAAACTGTGAGTAGTCCAAGAACTCCACGCGTGGTGGCTGTTCTGACGCGGATTCCGTCACGACATTGGTGAGCTTTCCACCCAGGGCTCGCGTATCACTTGTTACTCCATCTAACTTACCCTGCAAATCCATGTGCGCGGAATACATCTCGAAGTTCTCTGTTTCTTCTGGTGTATCAAACAAACGCGCACGATACGCGCTTGCAGCAGCCGTCTTGACCGCATAAACCGCGGGGTTGGAGAGCGATGTCTCTGGTAGTTGCGTTGGTTCACCTGCTCCCGACAGCGCTTCCTCGTCCGACTGGAACTTGAGAAGTGGCGGGAGCATTCCTTCGTCAAGTGGTCCCTTGAGCGATTCCTGCACAACCTGGTCAAACGTGCCCGTGGGGAAGTCCATACGATACGCAGCGAGGTTGACCATCGGGACCAGCGCGCCCCACACAGGGATAATTTGGTAGGGGAGATTGATGTAACGAAGGTTGATGAGAATGCCATCCGCCTTGAAGGTCTGCTTTGCTCGCATGTTGATGTTCTTCGCGAACACGTTGAAGTCCTTCTTGCAATGGACGTTAAACTCACCCTTCGTCTCGATATCAATGTTACCCTTGCTGTAGAGCGTCGTATTGCCCCCAACATAGATGTTGCACTTACCGGACACCTTGACATTCTGGTCCTTCATCGTCAACTGATAGTTGTCCTTCATGCTCTTGTAGACAACAGTGCCATTCGGGTGGAACTCGATGAATGATCCCGAACGGTGGAAGATGTGGATACGTTCCGCACCAGGTGTGTCGTCTAGCTCAAAGATGTGCCCCGCCTCCGTTTGTTGCGCCTTGTTGAAGGGATATTGCGCCTTGTATGGTGGTGCCGGTTCGCTCCAACCTCCTGAATTGAAAGAGTCGGTGAACATCTGGCCAACGGCTCCAGAAATCGTAGGCGCAACTAAATTCTGGGCTAGCGTCTTGAGACGGGACCAGAATCCAGGTTTACCAGTCGCGACCTTGACCCCGCGCACAACAAACTTCCGCTTGTCTTTCAGGATGTTCTCTCCCATCGCGACCACGCCACCAGTGGCGAGTCGAGCAAACGATGGGATATTCAACTGGTCTGTGTGCGGATACACAGACCGTGCCATGTTCTCCATAATCTGCACACCACTCCCCACGGGAGCGTTACCCAAACTAGAGAACCGAGACGCGAGCCCCTGCACCTGACTCATGCGTTCTCGCACAGCCGCTGCTTGCGCGAGCCCGGGTACCTGACCAGGACGAAGTGCGGAGAACTGAACGAACTGCTGCGCCCCCGGAATCTGTGCTGCGATGTCCACACCGGCGGCGCTGGCCGCGACTCCTAGCCCCGGAATACTGACCGACACACCGGAATTCTTCAGGAACATCGGGTCAACAGACGCAGCGATGTTGAATCCCTTTTGGTAGTCGGAATAGGCAATGTTCAGGGCGCTCGCAAACGACGACGTAACGGACTTCGCAATCGTCGCGGATGTGAAGGCTCCGCGAATCGCGCCCGTGATCCCGCTCATTCCGCTGATCGCACCCGGAAGGGGCGCAAGTCCCCCGATGTCTAACTTGAGGGAGCTAATATCGATATTGATGCGCTTGAGTGGCACATGGGGTGCCAACAACAATTCGGCGTCAGTGCGAGCGTCAAAGAATCCAAAATTTGGCATGGCTTACGTACCTGGGATGACGCCGGGCGGAACACCGAATGCGGAAAGCACCGCGTTCTTGGCGACCTTCTTTACAAGGTTTCCGAGAAGTCCCGACGCAGTTGGTGCGGCAGGAAGCACACCAAACAGCATGGGCTGCTGCCCGAGTCGTCCGTCAAGGAAGAACCCAACAACCCAGTCCCCGTTTTTGTAGTTAGGCATCACAGTCGCTTGCGTAATCGGGAGCACAGGATACGACCACGGAAGCTCGTTTGTGGACAACTTAGCTTTGTCTGCATCATGCCAACCGATGATGCGAACCTTGCAGCGTCCCACCTTCATGGGGTCCTCTAGAGATTCCACGACCCCAATGAACCAATAAAATCCGTCCATCCCGACGTGAAAGGACTGCGGGTCGTTATTCATAGAGTTCACCTTCCGCGAACGACAACGCCTTCGTGCGGTGCGAGTCCGAACACACTTTCAAGTGCATTTGGTAATCAAACTGTCCGCCCCCGACTGGCGACATTTTATGCCGCACAGAAGTCACCAAATGCGGGCCCGTGAACAGGGGTGTTTCCTTTTGTGGAAACGAATCCGTGATGGACAACGTAGCATCCTGCATGGGGCGCGTTGATGGATACTGGATGTTCATCACCGACCCCGCATGAATGTCCGGATGTCCAGGCAACTCAATAAGCGTCTGGATGTGCGTAATCTCCCGCATCTGTCGATTGTGGAGCACAATCGCTTCATGGAGCCTTTGCTCTGGAGTGTCGGGGTCCGTCTTCTTCATCCACGTACCCTTGACGGACCACACGTTGGTTGGCACCGTGAATGTCCGGACGTTCTTCTTGAGACCGTGGTCAAAGTTCGGTGGATACACGGGTTCTTCACCTAGGTGTTCCGTTTTCTTGAACGTCTCTGTGTATCGGGAATCTTCAGTGTGCTCAATCTTACGGGCAAGGAAATCAAAGTGAATCATCTGACTTCGAAGCATTCCCCCGGCGATGTCCACGAGCACGTCTGCGGTCTGTTCTTGATAGATACGGGACACTCCGTTCCGCACCGTCTCGTCATCGCTCTTGTCTACGCCAGTAATGTTCCCCGGGTCAATCATGAACGTTATATTGCCGGCGGCCTTCTTTCCGTCCTTGATGAGTTTGGAGATGCTAGTAAAATGGAACCCCTCCAGCGTTTCAAAGAACACGAAGTTTGATTCCTTCTTGTCCTTCGTTTGCCCGAGCAGCGACAGGAAGTTGATTGCTTGGAGCGGAGTATAGTTGGGGATCGTAACAGTGATCTTTCCGTTCGTGTCCTCTAGCATCTTGGGTTTGTCGACCAAGAGATCCTTCTTCAGGATATCCTGCACTGCCTCTTTGACGGTCTTTTTCTCATATTGGCGGGAGATGCGTTGTGAAATACTAGCTACGAACTCTTGCGTCAAAAGGTCTAGTGAGAATAGACGATAATCGTGTCGGGGATACGACACGTCCCGCACCTTGACGACGCGGAACTGGCGAGCGAACTTTCGCACCTCACCCTTGTCGTCCTCCGTCTCAAACGAAAACCACAGATACTCAACACCAATAATGGGAATCAGTTCAATCAGACCGATATTTTCCAGCAACACAATACTCCCGCTGATTGTGTTGTCGAAGATGCTCTCATAGATGTCCACCTGCTGAAGGAACGACGACACATCTACACCTTGCTCTCCGTTCTTGACGCGCTTTTCTAACCCCGGAGAGTAGATGGAACATCCGGTGATCCGGACCTGACGCGGTTCAGTGTGGATGATAGCCATTAGCTAAACGCCTGCTCAAGTTCCGCCTGCAGGAGCGGAGCAAACTGCCGGGGCACAACGCGAATGGCGCGCTTTGCTTCGTTCTTAAAGACCTCGTCCTCCCATGCAGTTCGCGTGCTTCCTTTCCGTTCAAGGGGAAGGAGCGCATACGTCGTCGCATCCACATACCGACCATCAACCGTCAAATAGTAAGTGATCGCTGTTGCGGCTGCCTGGGACCCATACTTGCTGTTGATATAACGATTGAACTCATACTCTGTCAGAGGCCAATCAAACAACGTAAGAATGTTGTTCACGACAAGCACAATCCAAGTGAACTCCGGTCCACCATACACCTTCGTTGCGACCGTGTCCGGACGCTCTCCATCCTGCACCACATACGGATGAAATGCGGTCACCTGTTGCTTAACCTTCTCCAAGAGGATCGCGTGACACGTAATGTTGGTCAGGTTCACCGACCAGTTGGAGTTGTTGCCGGTATACCGATACGGAACACGCGGGAAGTATTTGAAGTAGTTCATGTCTTATTCCGCTCGTGGATCAGGGAACTGCGCCTTATCGTCCGCACCCACCATGTAACGCTGGTCGCGACCCAACAGCATGACTTCCTGAAAGTCCAACGTCATTGACGTAACCAATGGGAACAGTTCTTTCGGACCCTTCTTACTGACAAACGCGACCTTCCCACCAGCCGCCTGGTCAACAGTGAGGTTTTTCAACACACAACGTCCGATACGATTCGCGTTCCGGAGAGCGTCAAACTGCGGGGGCTCAACGTTGCCACCAGCCGCCGTATTGGTTTCCAACTGGAATGGACCATACGCATCACTCCCAAACAAGTTGATAGTCCACTCATAGGGATAGCCCATCATGTAGGCAGCTTTGGGGCCGAGCTTTGCGTCTGCGTTAAGATATACAGGGAGCATGTAGAACCGGAACATGTTGACGATCTTTCCGATGGCGACCGCCTCGTCATACGTGCGCGGGATCATGATGTATTCAAATGTCCATTCCCGAAACTGCTGTGTGGAAAACAAGATATCCGTGCGGGGATTGACTTTCTGCCCCGGGCCGGCTTCAATCTGTGTACCAAACTTCCCGACGAGTCCTGATGCGGCTGCCCTCTTGACGAACTCACCCATTGTGCCCGCATCCACGTCTTTGGTAAACTGTCCGAGTGTTCCGAGCGCGGTGTCCCCGACACCCTTCGCTTGCTCCATGATGTTCTGCCCCGTATTCATGGACGCGATCTTCTCGATGGTCTGCGCGGCCATCTCCATCATCATACCAGAGAACTCGGTCGTGTCGTAGGTCACTGACATCTGCGAACGAAGTGCGCTCGTCGGGAGATAGAGCGCAGCCGCCATCACGACTTCATCCTTTCCCGCACCCTCACCAGCGCCGGCGCGGCCGACGTGACGACCTTTCCGCACGTCAAAGCGGAGCCACTTGTTGAAGTTGGCAACATCGCCGGGATAGCGTAGAACTGTGTCTGCCATGTAGGTGTAACCTCGGTAAGTATTTAGCAGGGTTCTCCGGAGCCGCCTAAATATCTCGATGAAGTATAACCAGGGATTCTTTCACCCGCAAAACCCTCAAAAGTATGTAGGGGACGCGGGCAACATCATCTACCGGTCTGGACTGGAGTGGAGGCTCATGCGCTACTTTGACCAGAACAGCGGTGTGCTTTCGTGGTCAAGCGAGGAAATCAAGATTCCCTATGTGCGTCCGGACGACGGAAATTATCATCTCTACTACCCGGACTTCCTCATCAAGGTACGCTCATCGGACGGGGGAACGCGCACGTTCCTGATAGAAGTCAAGCCCATGAAGCACACACGGCCACCAGCACAGCCGAAGACGCGAGCGCAAGAGAAACGGTTCCTCAAGGAAGCAACGAACTTTGCCGTCAACCGAGCGAAATGGGACGCTGCCGAAAAGTGGTGCCGGAGTAAAGGTGTGACGTTCCTCATCCTCACGGAGCAAGAGATAGAGGGGACCTTCAAGTAATGCCAGCACAGAACATGTTTGAGTCCATTCGGGCCCGCATCATGGGGAGTCCGGCATTCAAACCAATGGAGAAGCGGGCTCTCTTCTGGTTCAAGACATTCCAGACAGATTTGATGCGTTGGCAACGTTCTCTAGGCACTATCACGTTTGCGGAACTCCAGCGGGAACCCATCGCCAAGCGATACGTCTCCCCGTCGCATATCATTCCGGGGCATCTTTATTTCTTCCTGTATGAGCCCGAGAACGTCAAGACCCTCCCTTACTACGACCGATTTCCCTTTGTGCTCGTCACGGACAAACGGGGGGATTCGTTCACGGGATTGAACTTTCATTATCTGGACTACTATTGGCGGGCTTGGCTGTTCGACAACCTCTACGAGTCCCGTCGGCGGGACCCAGACCCCCTGCGAGTCCAGTTGCCATTCTCCTACCGAATCCTTTCTCAGACGACTAAGTATAAGCAGTTCCGTCCGTGTTACAAGCGGTACCTCTTCAAGCAGTTGCGGTCGCCGTTGCTCCAGGTAGGAGAGACGGAATGGGACGTGGCGTTATGGCTCCCCGTGGAGCTTTACAGGAAAGCGCCAGTTACGGATGTCTGGGCAGAGTCAAAACGGAAGTTCTAATGAAGAGCCTCAACAAGTTCATTAACGAATTCGAAGCGGGATTCCAATTCAACAACCGTTTCGCGTGTCGGATTCAACTCCCTAGGGAACTATTAGAATCCGGGTTCACGCTCTCCGACAAGAAAGCGGTTGAGTGGTTGAATCGGGGCATCCTCTGCGAGTCCACGAACCTTCCTGACCGAGCGTTTGCAGAAACGCAGATGACGCAGTATGGACTGACCGAACAGTTCCCGATTCACTCCGAGTTCACGACACTCGATTGCACGTTCAATACTCCGCTCATCGTCGTCCAATCGAGCGATGGTCGTTCGGCTGGACAAATGGACAACCCGGTTCCCCGCGTCTTTCATGCGTGGCAGAACCTCATTCAGGACATGAGCACAGGGTACGACTCGTCGCGAGACTTCACGTTCTCTGGTACCAGTTCCGACAATGGATACTACGGAGAAATCGAAATCGCGGTGTTTGACCGTCTCAACACACCGACACTCCTCTATTCATTCGAGCGTGCTTATCCCCGCGTCATCCAATCCACTCCTGTCACCTGGCGCGAAGAGAACGAACTCGCACGGCTGACCGTCGGATTCACGTTCAGTGTGTGGCGCGTTGTGCCCCTCTCGGACACAAAGACGCGAGCGGCTTGGTTCATGGACGAAGAGGTGCTTCAAGGAAGAGGATTCGGTAGTGGTCCGTTCCAGAACAATCAGATGAGCTACCCGGGTTCTTATGGACACCCGGGTGAATTCCAGAACCCGATGTTCCGTCCATCCCGCAGCATGATTGGCGGCATTCTTACGGGAATGGCATCGGATATCATTTACGATGTCACGAAAGGCAGAGTCAGAATAGGATAAGGTGAACAATGAGCATTCCAACAGTGGTTACCCCGACGTATGAGTTGAAGCTTCAGAGCATCAAGCATCCCGTCAAGTATCGTCCATATCTCGTCAAGGAAGAAAAGCTCCTCCTCATGGCACAAGAGGGTGGAGACGAGGCGGAGGTTGAGGCTGCTATGAAAGAGATCGTCCGCGTCTGCACGTTTGGTGCGATTGACCCGGACACACTTCCGTCGTTTGACCTGGAACTTCTGTTCCTGAACCTTCGTGCGAAGTCCGTGAACAACATCGTGGAACTCCGTTATGAGTGTAAGAATGTCCCGCCGGGACAGCTTCCGCTTGAGGGTGACGACAAGGTCTGCCACAACATGGAGAACATCAAAGTCGACCTCGACACAATCAAGGTCGTCGTTCCCGAGGGTCACACACGCAAGGTGATGGTCACAGACAAGATCGGATGCGTCATGCGCTATCCGACCAACAAGCACATCCAGGTGTTCAAAGAGTCCGGAGAAACGGACGCGGTCACGATGATCGCGGACTGCATCGAGAGCATCTACGACACTGACGGAAATGTGCATGAGACCAAGGACGCCAAGCCAGAAGAAGTGGTAGCATTCGTTGAATCACTATCCCTTGGTCAGGTGAGCAGGTTCCGAGCATTCTTTGATACACTACCGCATCTGTCACACACGATCCATTTCAAGTGCTCCAAATGCGGATACACCGAGGACATCGTGCTATCAGAACTACTGGATTTTTTCGACTAGCGTGTCGTCACGACACGTTATCGAACTTCTACAGAATGAATTTTGTGCTGATGAAGCATCATGGGTGGAGCATCACCGAGATGGAGAACATGATGCCGTTTGAACGAGACATCTACATCATGTTGCTCCGACAGTGGCTAGAGGAAGAGCAACGGAAACAACGAGAGAACGAGCTAAAGAGAGCGCCATATGGCAATTGACGACCTCATCAATCCTAAGACAGGTGACGCAAAACGGGACGCAATGCGCGCCCGCGCGGAAGCCGAGGGCTTTGGTAAAGACGAAACGGGGCGGGAGTTTGCGGAACTCCAGGTCGTCACTGGACGATTCGGGAGACGTGTTGGTGCGTTTCTCTCACCCATCATGGGTGTGTTGGAGAGTAACATTGATAGCCTCGTTGGACTCCGCTCAACACTCCCACTCATCAAGGAAACGCTCGCCAATGTTGACGAGGTCAAGACACTCACCAACGCCGACAAGCGCAAGGCAAAGCGGGCCCTCACCCTTCTCCAGTCGTTCGTAGAAAAACAGACGAATTTCCAGACACGTATCAAGCAAGTCCTGAAGAACGTCGCTCGGCAAAAGGTCGAGAGCATCAAGCAGGGCATCATTGACGATTTCCGGAACAGTCCGAGTATGATCAAGCGGATCATCGGACAACAACTTAACCAGCGATTTGGTGAAATTGCCGCCGCCCGCAAGAAACAGCTTCTAGAAGCGCGAGCAGACACTGCCGAAGCACTCCAGCCTGAAGACAGCCCGGATGCTGGTGAACCAGGTACTGGTCGCAGCCGCAGTCGTGGAGCGAACCTCCTCGGTGGACTCGGGAGCCGGGGGAGCGTCGGAGAACTCGGGGGCGCGGGGCATTCGGCCGCAGGCGCGTCACATGTGCATCGAACGCTCGCCCAGATTCTCACGACAGATAAGGGTATTCTCAAGGAAGTCACCAAGCTCGCCCAGGCACAAGAGGATGCCGCGGACAAAGCGAAGCAAACAGAACAGGCTAGTGAACGGTCAGCAGAAAGTGCTGAGAAAAAGACAGAGAAGAAAGAACGGTCAGCAGAAAGTGCTGAGAAAAAGACAGAGATGAAAGCATCTCTTATTGAAAAAGTGGCCAAAAAGACGGGGCTGAAGAACAAGTTCGACGCGGTAAAGAATACGTTTGGTGGACTCACCGAGATGTTCAGCGGTTCAAGTGGTCTCACCAAAACGCTCAAAACACTCAAACCCGCACTCAAATTGCTGGGTAAGGGATCGCTCGTCGTCGGTGCCGCGTTCGCGGGGTGGGAAATCGGGAAGATGATCGACAAGTGGACGGGTGCGTCCAACTACGTCCAGAAAGTCGCGGAATGGTTCGGAAAGAAAACAGGAATGGGTGGGTTCGGAGAGGCCACCAAACAGGAAAAGGAAACGGAACGTCTCGCGAACATCCATAAGGACCGGAACTACATCAAGGAAGCAGAAGAACGAAAAGCAAAGGCAGAACAGGGCGCAACTGCTAAGGCAGAGCGTCAACAGAAGATTGATTCCGGGGAAATGATTGTCCTCGACCCCGCAACGGATGCAGCCCGAGAACTTGCGTCCCCAACATCCATACCATTGGAGTCCAAGCCTCTTCCGATTCCCGAAGGTCCGACACTTGCTCCCACGCTCCCTCCGACACCTCCGACACCTGCACCAGCGGCTCGTGTTGCTCCCACGCTCCCACCGCCACCTCCAACACCTCCGACACCTCCGACACCTCCGACACCTCCGACACCTGCACCAGCGGCTCGTGTTGCTCCCACAACACCCGCAAAGAAAGCGTCCAAGGTCCAGAAAGCACCTCCAACATCAACGGGACAAATGGCGATGTCTGAAGAAGGGTTTCGCTTGCTCAAGCAACGGGAAGGGATTCCGAAGGATAAGCAAGGAAACGCGGTTGCCTATAAGGACAGTGCAGGTGTCTGGACGATTGGTTACGGCACCACACGCATCAACGGCGCGCCTGTGCGGGAGGGTATGAAGCTCTCTCCTGAAGAAGCTGTTACGGAGTTCCGGAAGCAAGTCAAGACGGAATATGAACCCGTTGTCCGGAACGCACTCGGGTCCACAGCCGTTTCTCAGGAACAGTTTGACGCGCTAGTGTCTACCGCCTACAATTCTCCCGCGACTGCCCGACGTGCGGCGAAGAAACTCGCACGGGGAGAAGCACTGACTCCGAACGACTTCACGCGCACTGCAACAGTTAAAGGTGTGCGAGACGAGGGATTGGTAGCTCGGCGGCTTGGTGAATACAACCAATTCGCTGGAGGGCCCCTGACAGCACGAGCGAAGACTCCTGTCGTTGCTTCAGCCGGACTGGCATCTACAGCGAGCATGGTTGCGGCTCAAGCATCCGTACCCACAGGCACGAGAGCGGCATCACCTGTCGTCGCTGCGACTGCCGCGGCAAGAGCAGGTGCGGGGTCAAGCGGCAGTGTCAACGCTCCCGTCATTACGAACGTCTACAACACACCGGCAGCGGCACAACCGACCGTCATCCCACCGGCAATCCGTCCAAAGAACGACAACGATTCTCTCCGGGCGGTGCAGGGCATTAACGCTATCGCATAAGCGTCTGGCTTGACGCTGGTGAGGTCCTAGAAGCACAAACGGGGCTGAGTCCATTACAGACCCAGCCCCGTCCTAACCCGTCCTACAGCGTTCTAGTCGTCACCCATCTTTTCGAAGAACGCCTTGATGTCGCTGTCGTCGTCATCGTCTGCCGGAGGCGTTTCCACCTTCGGCCTCGCCGGCGTCTTTGCTGCCCGTGGAGGGAGCTTTCGCTCCTTCTTCTCCACCTCGGCGGCTGCTTCATGAGCATCCTCAAGCGTCGGCTGAGATTGCTTGACCGCGTCCGCCGCGGTCCGAGGTCCGTCCGGCTCACCAGTCATAGACTTCATGAACCGGTCTGCCAACTCGTCATAGTTCTTGAACTGCGACTCGGCGACGAACTCCAACAGAGGCTTTTCCGATGCCCAGATTTCTTCCTTCTTAGCATCGTCTCCGGGGAATAACTCCGACGGCTCCTCAAACGAGGACTTGTCGTAGTTCTGGTATCCCGCAACCGCCTGGGACTTGAGCTTGAAATTGCAGCCCTCCCACAGGTCAAACGGATTGGCGGGCGTTGCGTCGGGAAACTCCGGCTCAATCAACTCCATGATCTTCGCATGGATCTTCGCTCCATACTTGAACAGGAACACCTTGCCGTTGTTTTCTGGATGTGAGGAATCTTCCAGCACCAGAATGTTGCTGATGAACTGGAGCTTCCGCTTGCGCTTTCGCACCACGTCCTTGTCAGCTTCCACTCCGGAATTCCAGAGCTTCGTGTTATCCACGCACACGGGACACTTGCGGGACAGCGTAGTCGGGCAGTTCTCGATGAACCACGACCCGCTGTTGCCAGTGAACCCATGTGAGAACAGTCGCGCCCACGGAATCTCTTCGTCCTTCGGAGCCGGCAGAAAACGAATACGCGCGTATCCAATCTTGGTCTTGGCATCGACAGTGAGCTTCCAGAAACGCTCATCGACGCCACCACCCTTTGCCTGTTCTTTCTTGACTTCTTCCGCGAGCTTGGAGAGGAGAGTTTTGCGGGCGGACCGCAGTGAGGAAAAGTTACTTGACATTCGTATTCTCCGTATTAGTGTATTGAAAGTATTGCCGCGTGATATTGCGGCCTCACTCAAGCATGATCAAGTATAGCATAGAGTTATTTTAGATGTCAAGTGTCTTCGCAGGTGCGAACGGCACGTGCCGCTTCTCACCGGGCGTCATCGTCGGCACATAGGACAGCGACACATAGCCCGCAGCCGGCCCACTCTTCCGCTCATAAACGGGAGTGTAGAGCCGCACGGACTTGATCTGTCCAGCCGCAAGCCGACGCGCCGTGACGAGACATGCTTCCGCCAAACGGAGCAGTTCCGCTGGGTCCGCGGCGACAAAGTTGCGGGTGTTCGGGCCACCAGTCACATAGCCCTTGCGCGTCTTGTCGAACCGCGCAGCAGGGAGGTATTCACGTTTCATAGCCATGATGTTCCTTTCAAGGTTAAAGATGAAGGTAGTGTAGCATAGAATCCACTAGTCGTCAAGCGGAAGTGTGGGGGCCCAGTAATCAAATGTGAGTGCATCGGCACACGCGATGTTATGCTCCACGATAACACGGTGCGCTTTCGTGTTTCCGGCCACTTTCAAAAGCCGCTGGCGGCAGAGTGTCGCGTTGTCTGCCATGAGTTCGACCCCGTAAGTCGTTTCAAGTGCTTGTGTCGGGGTGCTGCCAGCGGCAATCTTGCGTCGGACGACCTCGACCAGGAAGTTCCCATCTCCACAGGAGTTGTCAAGAAAGGTCTTGGTCGGGTCCGTCCACAGTTCCGCAGGGAGCCGGTCGAGCATCTGGTTGACCAGTTCAGCGGGGGTAAAGACTTCCCCCGTCTTGTCAATCCGCTCCTGAGTGCGTGTGATCGTCACTTGGCGTTCGCCTCCACGTAAGCGATCTCAGCCTTCGTGAGCCCGAAGTGCTTGTAGAGGGCTTCGTCAGTCCAGTCGATTGAACGGTCCACGGCGGGAAGCATCATGATCACACGGAACAGACCCCACCCGCTATACTTGCAAATTTGTAGCATGGCACGGTAAAGTTTGGACGACAACACCTTGACAACACGCTTGCCTTCTGCTGCATTAGATACAGTTACATAGACTCCGTGCTGTGAAGATACCGCTGCGGGCAGATAAATCCAACGCTGTTCGCCACACAATGAAGCGAGAACTTTGGGAGTGTTATAATCCGCATCGTCTACGGTATTGGTATACCAAGGGTCATCATTATGATGAAACACGATTTTGTTATACTTGGT